TCGGCGGCAGCTTGTCCGGCCGACGCCAGCGCGCCTGCGCCGCCTCCACCCAGGCCGTCGGGATGACCTGCCACGGATCGTCCTCTATGCCTGCCGTAAAGTCGCCATTGAGCATCTGCGAGCGCAACGGCTCCGGCAAGGCTTGCAGCGTTGCCATGTAGCCAGACTCCATGTAGTAGGGGTTGTCCGTCACCCGCGCCGGGATGAAAGTGCGTGACTTCGGATGGATGATGTCCTCAGGCCGCCAGTCCGCTGCAGCGAACTCGTGGCACGGCTGGCCGCCCACCATCACGAAAGGCTCCGGCCCCTCCACCCACACATCGCGCGAAACGCCGTCCGGCCCGGGCAGCATGGCCGCCCACCGCAAAGCGCCTGGCGCAGTGGGGTAAAGCGGGTGCTTCTTGTCCAGCCAGGGCGCAAAAAAGTCAATCACCCACATACCGTCCGCCGTGGTCGGCGGATTGAATGTCATCAGCACCCGCGCTCGCTGGCTGGCGTCCGGCGTGCGGTTCCAGCCCATCACGAAACGCACCTGGCGCTCACGCTGCTCGGTCACCTCATCAAAAGCCTTCAAATCGTGCGGGCGGCCTTGCCAGCGCCGCTCATCGCCTGGGTTATCCAGCCCGCCGAACTCGCAGATGCCGCGCTTGCCGATAGGAAAGCGCCAGATGCCTTTCTGCGAGTTGTAGCCGTTCGTGCTGCCCACGATCTCCATCAGCCGCTGCACCACGCCCTCGGTCTGCGCCTTCTCGCGACGGATGATCAGCGTGCGCTGGTGCTCGAGCAGCGCCAGGCCCGCAATCAAGTCCGTCTTGCCGCCGCCGGCCGCACCGCCATAGCCTGTGATGTCCGCCTGTGAGGCGTAGGCCATCGCCTGCGGGCCGGGCAACGGCATCCAGGGCGGGCCGTCGGCCAGTAGCGCATCCACCTGCGCCAGCTCATCCGGTGTGAGGTGGCGAAGCAACTCGCCCAGCTCATCAGACGAGGTCGGCAAACTCATCCGCCGCACCCTGCGTCTGACTTTGCGCCCGCCGCTGATGGGCCAGCGCCAGCAGCCCGGCCAACTTCGAAGCGCGCTCTGTGTCCGTCAGCTCGACCGGGCCGCCGCCAGCGCCCGTTAGCTCCGTGCTCGTGCGCTCGCGGTACTTATCCGGCTTGCCCCCTTTGAGCAAGAAGATCGCCAAGGTGTCGCTGTAGTTGCGCACCGTGGCCACGGTCTGGCCCTTGTGCAGCACAGGCACTTCCACCCCCTCGAACGCGCGGCGCAAGGCCTCATCCTCCAGCGCATCCAGCCCGATGGCTTTTGCCCGCTCCCACTCGGCGGCGAATTCGGCGTCTTCCTCGCGCCAGCGGTAGGCCGTCATGCGCGAAATCCCCACGGCCTCGCAAGCGCGCGTGACATTGCCGCCGCTGGCAGCCAGCGCGGCGCAAAAAGCCACTTGCTTTTCGGGGGTAATTTTCACGTTCATGCCCGCATTTCAGTCCGTTGCCCGCGCGGCATATGCCCCACCCCCGGCCAGGTCAGGCGCCCGGGGGCTTTGGCTTGTGCCCGCCCACCGCCTGGCAGCGCATACGCCCCTGCACGATGGCCCTCACCGTGCTGCGCGGCATCTCCAGCTTCTGCGCAATCCGCCGGTAGCCCCAGCCCGCATCGCGCAAAAGCCACACCATCGCCACCTCGCCGTCCGAATAGCGGGCGCGCGGGTGGTCCTGCCCAATACGGCGGCCTTCAGTGTTGGTCTGCCAAACACGCATGTTTTCGCGGATTCATCTAATTCGCAAAATCTGCGGATTCAGATCCGGCCATCCGCCAGACGCCCCCGCACAAACACCATCTGCACCGCACCAAAGGCCCTGCACCGCTGCACCACCGCACCGCACCCCTAAAGGGGTGTGCGGGTGCCGTGGTGCAGCAAAGCAGGATTGCAGCCTGCACCACGGCGCACCGTGGTGCAAAAGATGGTGCAACGGTGCAGCCTTGCGCCCGCAAGAATCCGCGCGTTCAATCCGCCAAATCTTGCGAATTCGCGCAGCCGTGCAGATTCGCTTTTGCGCAAAAACAACCTTGTTCATCTCAAAGTACCTCCAGACATCCTGTTTCGGGGTCCAGCCAGTAGGGCGCGTCGTCGCCTTCGCACAGGCTTTGCAGCGCCCTTTTTGCGTGCTGTTTGCGCGTGTCCCTTTTGCCTGCTTCCGGCGCGGGCGCGCGGCGCAGCGCCTCATCCAGCACGGCCTGCACTTCAATGCCGCTGCTTTGCGCCAGCGCCATTTCGCCCACCACCTGCGCCAGCAGCGCTTCCCACTTGCCCAGCGGGCGGGCGCGCCCTGCTCCTTGCGCTACAGGCACGGGCGCTTCCACCACGGCGCACGATTGCAGCGCCTGGCCGTCTTCGTCCAGGCCCACGGGCACCGGCAGCAAGTCAAAGCCCCAGGCCCCCTCGTCCTGGCCGTCCTTCATCTTGCTCAGCCGCACCCAGCGCCCCGCGCCCGTGCGCAGCACCTCCAGCTCGCAGTCGGCAGCAGCGCGCAAGCCTGACCAGCCCCGCGCGCCTTTGCTGGCATCTTTGCCGCTGTGATGCACCAGCACCACCACCGCGCCCGTGGTCTGGTGAATGCCCTTGCAGTGCGCCAGTGCCTGGCCCACGTCCTCTGCGCTGTTTTCGTTGGCTCCTGGCGTGACCTGGGCGAAGGTGTCCAGCACCACCACATCAGCCCCGCCGCTGTCCAGAATGGCCCGCGCCAAATCCGCCGCGTCAGGCCTGAGCAGCAGGTTGGGCGCAGCGTGCACCACACCGAACGGCAGCCCCTGCAGCGCCACACCGTGATGCTGGCTGTAGGCCTTCAGGCGGCTGCGAAAGCCGCCCCCGCCTTCAGCGGCCACGTAAACCACGCGCCCGGCCTGCGTGCGGCAGCCGCGCCAGTCCACGCCCCGGGCAATGCTCATGGCCAAATCCAGCGCCACAAACGACTTGCCCGCGCCCGACTCGCCATACAGCACTGCCAGCTCCGCGCGCGGCAGCACGCCCTTGATCACCCACTGCGGCGCAGGCCCGTTGGCGAACTCACTGGCAGGCTCCACCACAAAGCGGGGCGCTTTGGCCTGCGGCCTCGCCGCCTTGCCTGCCCCCGAAGCCCCGCCGTTCAAGGCTTCGTTGCTATCTTTTTCACAGCTTCCGGCCTCCAGCAAACGCTCGCCGGCAGCGGCGCGCAGGTCTACCTTCGCGCCTGCCGCGCGGGCGGTTTTCAGCAGGTAACGCGCAGTCACCGGGCGGCAGTCTTCTCTTCCAAAGCCCGCCCAGCGCGCCAGCAGCCGCTCGCGCCCCGGGTACTTGCCGCCCCGGGCGCTCCAGGCGTCCCAGTGATCGAAGCCTTCGCCCGCCGTCTCGTGGTGGATGGCCATGCCCAGCTGAATCCACTGCTCATAGCCGCAATCGGGGTCCAGCGCGGCCAGCGCCTCGTCAATCTGCGCAGGCAGCAAACCCACGGGCGGCTCGTGCAGCATCAGGAAATCGTCTCCCGGCGCGCCGTCTGCCTGCCTGCCCGGCAGATGAAAGCGCGCGGCGGCCAGCTCGCGAACCCCCTGGCCCGCCGGCGCAATGAAATCAGGCCCGGCCACCAGCGCAGAGGCCGGCAGCTGCCGCCCCGTGAATGTCACAAAGCCCGAAGAGCTGAACGTCTCAAACCCCCACACGCCCGCCGCTGCCGGGGACTTGTGGTTGCCCAGCACGTCTGGCGCTGCCCGTACAAAGGCGCGCACGCCCTGCCCGCTGGGCGAAAGCTCGGCGTACGTGCCCGCCACCAACTGCTCCACCTCGGGAGCTACTTGCCCGCCTGCCACGCAGTGGTCAAAGTCCAGCGCAGCCACGCCAAACTCCGGCAGCAGCGCCAGCCCCACCCCCTCAAAGCCATGCTCTCTCGCGCGCGCCAGCGCCTCATCAAAGCTCACCAGCCGCGCGCGGTCTTGCGCGCTGCCTTGCCGCCCCTGCCGGGGGCCGCCCGCTTCGTCGGCGTAGCAGGGCAGCTTCAAGGGGGGTTTGCCCGCCACCGGGTTGGGCGCGTAGCGCCACACCAGCCAGCCCGGCAGCGTGCGCAAGGCGGCCGGGCAATGCAAAGGCTGCACCGGGTCAGTCACGGCGGCCTTCCTGCTTGCCGGGCTGCGTGCCGCGCAGATAAGCCCAGTCCACATCGGGGCGCAGGTCTTCGCACCTGATTTGGCCGCCCGTCAGGCGTTCGATAGTGGGGCAGTGGCGGGGGGGGGGGGGGGGGGGGCCCCCCCCCCCCCAAAAAAAAGGCCGGGGGGGGACCCCCCACCGCCGCGG